ACAACTACCTGACACAGGACGGGGCGCTGGAACTACCGCCGGTGGAGGACGAGGAACAGCTGGTGGAGCTGGTACTACTGAACAGCAGCCGGATAACGGAAAAGGTAAACGCAGGGGACCCAGCGGTGTCGAAGCCGGCGGAGCCCAAGCTGGCGGAGTTGGCGGCGAAGGATCAGGAGCTGAACTGGGAGGACTTTCTGACTTAGACCTAGAAGCATTATTTAAAGACATCAATGAGTCTTTAGAAGAGAAAGAAACAAAAGGTAAGCGAGAAAAGCCAACTGGCGGGGCTAGAAAACCAAGAGAAGTTAAAGAGCCGGGCGCTAAACGGGAACCTAAAGCGCCTGCTGTTGACGTTTCTCCAGAGATGCAAGCCTTGGTTGAAGAGCTAAGAATTGCTTTAACTGGCAAAGCGCCACAAGTAACCAAAGAAACTACACCAGAAAACAGTCCAGAGCGCTTGGATAAACAAGTTGGTGAAGCATTGGGACGTATTGCCCAAGATACAAAGAACACCAGTGATGACCCTAACAGTGGTCAATACTCACGCAAGGGTGATCAAGAGTACGCTAACGTACAGCCAATCATTCAAAAGGTATGGAACTTAGCTGGAGAAACAATAAGTGATTTTAGTGCGCGAGTTAAACACATTGTTAATGTGTTGGTTCCCCAGCTAGGGAAAGCAATCGTAGCCCACATCCAAACATTTATTGGCAGCCTACGTACCGTAATACAAAAGCGGCCAAAGAACCAAACGCCTGTCCAAGCTGAACCTATTGATACTGAATCACGGGTTGTCTACCTTGGTAAGTCACGGTTTGCCAGCGATGGTATTTATCTACCACGCGCACAGTCCCAACACGCTTACTCTGCATTAGAGAACCTAGAAGCGCAAGTTGGTAACATTGATGAGTTTGTAGCTAATGAACTGGGTTATCCATCGGTAGAAAAGATGGCCAAGGGATTGGCGGGCTATCAGATTGATGGCTTGGCTCTGGCTATTCAGGCCAACAAGCTTGGCAAAGGCTTCATCATTGGTGATGACACCGGCGTAGGTAAAGGCCGTGCAGCTGCTGCCATGATCGTTTGGGCTAAGAAGAACGGAAAGATCCCTGTCTTTGTGACTGTTAATGATTCAATGTACACATCCATGTACGAGGACTTAATTAACATTGGTCATGAAGAGTTCAAGATTGGCATGACCAATAACAACGCTGCTATTTCTAGGAATATGGGCGGCGGTAAGATCAAGACTGTATTTGAGAACAAGGGTAAAGATGGCCCTGAGTTGATGGCTTACATCAAAAAGAACGGTGCATTGCCAAAAGGCATGGACGTTTTGTTTACAGCCTACTCTCAGTTAAACGGTGGAGCTGGCTCTCCTCAACGTCAAGATGCCATAGCGTCTTTGGTAGCCCAAGGCAAAGCTGTCTTGATTATGGACGAGGCTCATAACGCAGCTGGTGTGCCATCTGATACAGAGTCTAGGGGCCAGAACGCATTCTTTATGTCTTTGCTTACAGGTATAGACTTGCTTGGCAAAGATGTAGAGACTCCAGAAGACTGGACACCACCACCAGCGGTTTATTTGTCTGCCACGTTTGCAAAGCGTCCAGACAACATGCCACTCTACATCCATACCAACTTGCGGTATGCGGCTAACACTCCAGAAGAGCTGACCACTTTGTTTGGTAAGGGCGTTAAGACAGACGTTCTGCAACAGGTTTCCTCTGAGATGTTGGTGGAGTCTGGCTCTATGCTTCGCCGCGAGAGATCGTATGAAGGCGTGACGATGGAGTTTGTGACGGATGATGAGAACGCACCGCGCGACATTCGTGAAGTTGACAAGGTAACAACCATCCTTAGAGCGTTGGTCAATGCTGACCGTGCTTTGAAAGAATGGTCAAAAGATCCTGCAAATCAAGCGTTAATTATTTTTAACCTTGGCCCTCCCGGCTCCATGATGGGTAAAGAAGGACCGGGCGTCTTTAAAGAAGCCAAAGGCAACCCTTTCACTTCCGTAGTTCACAACTACATCGGTACTTTACTGCTGTCTGCAAAGACTCAGACTGCCGTAGACATGGTGGTGGACAAGATGAACAACGGCGAGAAGGTCGTTGTTGGCTTGCAGAATACCAATGGTAGTGCGCTAGATGATTTTGTTGCAAAGAACGGCATCAAGATTGGCGATGAGATTCCCAACTTTGGCTGGCAGACTTTGCTTCAGCGAGCAATTGATTCGACTAGAAGAATCACATTGAAGGCGGCTACTGGCAATCCAAAAGACAATGTCAAGGTAGAGATTCCATACTCATTGATGCCTCCGTCAGTCAGAGCCGGCTACGACAATCTGGCGGATATGGTCAAGGACTTTCAGTCTGATCTACCTGTTGCACCTATTGATTACATGCGTACACAGCTTGAGGGTAAGTACGTTTGGAACATTGGTGACAAGACCGTTGTGGGTAATGAACCTCCAGCGGGAGTTAAGGCTCGCCGCTTGGTGGTCAAGGAGATTACTGGCCGTAACACAGCCGTAGATTACAGCGGTGATACACCTAAGTACATGGCTTTAGATAACCCAGAGCGTGTAGAGATGATCTCTTCATTCCAGAACGGTGAAGAATCAGAGAACGGTCCAATTGATGTATTGATCATTAACTCTGCTGGTGCGACTGGTATCTCGTTACACGCATCCGTTGAAGCTTTTGATCAGCGCCCACGCCACATGGTTGTGCTCCAGCCTCATGGAGACATTAGCGTGTTCATCCAGTTGCTGGGTCGTATCCACCGCACTGGTCAGGTCGAGTGGCCTTCATTCACGATGTTGGCTACCGGCATTCCAGCCGAGCGCCGCATCTTAGCCATGCTCCGTAAAAAGCTGTCTAGCTTAAAGTCCAATACTTCAGGTGGCTCTAGCAGCACAAAGGTAAATGGCGTTGACTTCATTAACAGATATGGTGACGTTGCTACTGCTGAATACTTGAACGAACATGCTGACATTCGCGCATTCTTAGCCCAGCAATCATATGCAGATCCTGACGAAGCCGCCGGCACAGACTTGGCTCACAAAGCCTCTGGTACAGCTGGCCTTCTGTCCTCTTCCGATCAGCAAGAGTTCTTTGACTCCATCGAAGCTAGTTACTTGGCTAATATTGAGCTGCGTAACGCAACGGGAACTAACGCCTTGGAGCGCCGGGTTCTGCCGCTTAACGCTGAGATGATCAAAGAGAACCTGATCGAGGAAGGCTTGGACAGCTCTAATCCATTCTTAGCAGATGTGGTGATGGCTCAGTTCAATGTAGATGTGATTGGGTCAATCCCCACACAGAAAAACATTGAAGACGATATAGCCCAAGCTTTGAATGGCCGTACCGCCCAACAAGTCGTAGAAGAGATTGATACAGACCTGAACACTATCTTTGTTGAAGTGCGTAATCAGATCATCTTGAAACAGCAAGCTTTGAGCGCCGCTATTGCCGCACCGGGAGCTACTGAGAAAGATATTGCAGAGGCAACAAAGCAAAAAGAAGCTTTGGACATACAGTTTGCCACTCTTGGTGAGCGTAGAGAAAAGACTTTAAGCGCTTTGAGGAATCAGTTTGCCATTGGTACTGGCTTTGATTCATTCATGATTAACAACGTGCCAGCCGGTGCTGTTGTTATCGGTGTTAAGGTGGACAAGGCTAGGATTGGTAAGTCAAAGACTGGCAACCCATACTCGCCTTCTAACTTCCAAATCATCATTAAGCGCAACATCCCAGAGGGCCGAGTAGCTCCTACGTTGGCTACCCTTGAAGGACCAAGCATTGAGCGAAGCGTTCCAATGCGTAGACCTCCACTAGACGAATGGTTTGCTCTGAAGTCAGTGACGGGCGGTCGTACTACTCGTTATATTGCACTTGGTAACATCTTAAAAGCAGCCCAGCTGTTTGACAGAGATGGTGGTGAGATTGCAAAGTTCACCGTCATGAATCAGTTGGAGCCAGTCTCCGGCGTGGTCATGCCTGTTAAGTACCAGCCTGTTGCTATCAGCGAGCAGCCTGTGCGTATGCGTAACGCTAATGCTGCAGTGCAATATACGTTAGCTGCTTGGAATGAAATCCTACGCAACAAGTATGACGCCACTCAGATGGAAGATTACAAAAACATAGCAGATAGTTTGGGGCAGTTTATGTTGCCAAACTTGCCCAGCTTTGCGCCGTATGCAGAAAACTCAAAGAACTCTTACACCAGCAAAGTTGTTCGTGGTGCTAACAACATTTGGACATTAACGTTAGACGGCTACAGGCCGACTGGCTTTAGGTTGTCTATCTCTGGTGATGCTCCAAAGAAGTTTGTAACGTCTATCAAAGGCGTTACGCTGGCTAAGAAAAAAGGTGGTCCTTATGAGATGTCCCCACGGGATGTTATTGCAGACCCAGCAAACCTTATCGCCCTGATTAAAAACCTACACAAGCAGTACCCTGCCACAGTGGAAGCTGACGCTGGTCAACTTGCCCGTGACGTAATGAAAGTCGAGTTTGATGACAGCGAGTCCAAGAAGGGTATGTTCTCTCGCGCGATCCCAGAGGGCGGTCAGAGCGTTGAGGACGTAGAAGCGCAGATCAAAGCCATCAAGGGTATCAATGTTAAAGTGGTTCAGTCTGCTGATAACTTGCCTGACGCAGCTGCTCCCTCAGATGTAGAGGGCGCTTGGTTCTCAGGTAACACTGTTTACTTGGTGGCTGATAACCTACCAAATGCCAAGCGCGTTCAAGAAGTGTTGGCCCATGAAGGTATTGGTCACGCCGCAATGGAGGGCATGTTGGGCTCTGACCTAATGAAGGTCATGGTTCAGAACGTTCAGAACTTAGAGAAGACTTCTAAGGTTGTTCAAGAAATTGCCGCCCGTGTAGACAAGACCCAGCCCGGTTTAACAGCCGAGCGCCGCGCCAAAGAGATTGTTGCCATGATGGCAGAGCGTGGAATGCACAACAGCTTCATCCAGCGAATCATTAAAGCTATCCGTGGTTGGTTGCGTAATAGTGGGTTTACTCTGCAGTTCTCTGATAGTGACATTATTTCTTTGTTGCAGAACGCTGAAAAATACGCTGGTGAAAGATCAACTGCAGCCGGTGACGTTTTGTACTCCAGAAACTACAAAGGCGCTGCAGGAGCGTTGGCTACATGGAATGCCGAAGATGAGCTTAAGATGTCGGACACACTTGTTTACAAGTACATCGACAAGCACATTGACACCAAGCGTGTCGTTGAAGCCATCAAGATGGAAGCTGGCCGTATTGAAGACAACTGGAACCCTTACCTTCAAGAAGAGTTGTTCCACGGCAGAACAGCCAAGCAGACCATAGACTTCCTGCAAGATGACCTGCGTCCTTTGCTTGAGGATATGGGCAAGCGCGGCGTTACGTTAGATGATTTCAATGCTTATCTGCATAACAGACATGCAAAAGCTCGTAATGACTTTATTGCTAAACGTGACCCAGCCAAGCCTGATGGTGGATCTGGCCTGTTTAACGATGAAGTAGACACCTACATGGATGCTTTGGATGCAAATCCATCGCTTAAGAAAACATACGAAGAGCTTGCTCAAAAGATTGACAAGATCATTGATGATACTCAAACATTGTTAGTGTCATCTGGTTTGGAAAAGCAAAGCACGATTGATAACTGGCGTGAGAGCCTGCCTTTTTATGTGCCTTTAAACCGTGAGCCTGATGAACTTGACTTTATCAATGCAAGCAGTGGTATGGGCCAAGGCTTTGCAGTAAAAGGTTCATTTACTAAGTCTGCAGTAGGATCGTTTAAAACTGTTAGTGACATTATTGCAAGCATTGCACTTGCGCGTGAACGTGCCATCGTTCGTGCAGAGAAGGTGCGTGTTGGCCGTGCGCTGTATGCACTGGCCATCCAGAACCCTAATCCTAACTTCTGGAAGCCAATCAACCCTGACGCCATCAAAAACAAGACCAAGCTTATTGATGAGTTAGTTGGCATGGGGATGAACCCAGCTGACGCAAACAACATTTTCCAAGAGCCAAAGACTGGTTCTATTGACTCAAAGACTGGCCTTGTTAAGTACGCGGTCAATCCAAACATGCGTAACTCGCCTAACGTATTGGCATTGCGTATCAATGGTGAAGACCGCTATGTGTTCTTTAACCCCGGGAATCCTATTGCCAAGCGCATGGTGGAAACCCTTAAGAACATGGGCACGAACGATCTGGATGAGGTTTTGAGTAGCGTAGCAGAAGTAACCCGCTTCATTGCTGCGGCCAATACTCAGTACAACCCTGTGTTTGGTGCGTGGAACTTTGCGCGTGACGTTCAAGGCGCTGCGATTAACTTGTCTAGTACGCCTATTGCTAATCGTAGAGGTCAGGTTATTGCTGACTCGATGATTGCTGTTAGAGCTATTTATCGCGTCCTGCGCGGTAAGCCGGCCACAAACCCAGCGATGCAGGGATGGATGGACTTGTTTGAGAAATTCCAGAAGGCTGGTGGCCAGACAGGATTCCGCGAACAGTTTAGCCGTGGTAAAGGTAGCGACACAATTGTTACGCGCGAGTTAAGTCGCCTTAACCAAGGTAATGCTAAAAAAGCCGCCCAAGCTGTCTTTGATTGGCTGTCTGACTATAACGATGCGATGGAGAATGCTGTCCGTCTGGCTGCATTCAAAGCCGCGTTGGATGAAAATATATCCCTTGATCAGTCAGCAAGCATAGCTAAGAACATCACTGTTAACTTTAACCGCAAGGGTGCAAGCACTCAAACGATTGCCGCCTTGTATGCGTTCTTTAACGCAAGCGTACAAGGTACCAAGCGGTTAGGTGAAACACTGCTTACCAAAAACAAAGACGGCAAGCTGGTACTAAGCTCTGTTGGCAAGAAGATTATTGCCGGTGGTATGTTCATCGGTGTTATGCAAGCTGCCCTTCTGGCTGCAGCCGGCTTTGGCGGAGATGATCCTCCTGAGTGGGTTAAGTCAAAAAACTTGGTTATCCCAGTTGGCGATGGTAAGTACATTACTGTCCCCATGCCGCTTGGATTTAACGTCTTCCCTAACATTGGTAGACTGGTTGCTGAGTACATGATGATTCAGTCTGGCGCGATGAATGGTAGACGCGACATCCAAAAGACGGTTACTAGCATCTTCTCTGCAATGTTGGATTCTGTTAATCCGCTTGGTTCCAGCACGTTTGCTCAAACACTGGCGCCAACCATTGTTGATCCATTTGTTGCGATTGCCGAGAACAAAGATGCCTTTGGACGTCCCATCTCTAAGGAAGACAAAGCTCTTGCACCTTCGCCCGGATACGCGCGTAGCCGTGATACTGCAAACTTTGTGTCCCAAGGTTTGGCTTACGCGCTGAACTTTATCACTGGTGGTGGCGATAAAGGAATTGGCTTGGTCAGCCCTACGGCGGATCAGATCAGTTATATAGCCGGCCAGTATGCTGGTGGTGTGGGTAAACTTGTTGTCCAGACTGCTGAATACGCTAAAGCCAAAGTTACTGGTTCCGAGGTCCAGAACTACCAAGTGCCAGTGCTAGGCAAGGTTTACGGCGACATTAACACGCCTGCAGCGATTGCCGGTAAGTTCTACGACAGCATCAAAGTTATGGCCAATCATGAAAGAATTATCAAAGACATGAAGGGCAAGGGCGTAGAGGCTTACTACAAAGAAAACCATGAAGCCAGACTGTGGCGCAGGGCTAACTACGTAGAGAACGAGATTGTTAAGCTGAAGAAAGAAAAAAAGGACCTTGTTGCAAAGAATGCACCAGAGGCCCAGATTAAACGCAAGGATGAAGCCATCAAGCAAAAGATGGAAGCGTTTAACAAAGAAGTTAGCAGGGTCCAATAATCCCTTGCTCAAAGAAAAGACCCAGAGTTTTGCGGTGTGCTTCTTCCCACATTTCAACCCTCTGGGCTTTATCCATCTTAGAGCCTTGGTCCAAGTCGCTGTGACACCTAAAACATAATGACGCTATGCGGTAGTCGTGAGCCTTCAGGCCACGGCCTTTGCCGTCCCGCAGCTGGTTACTGTGGGCGGCTACCACTGTTCCGTCACTCACCCCGCAGTGTTGGCACGGTAGGAGCCTTGCGGCTTCGAGTAGTTTTTTGTTTCGGTACATTTTTCTTCTTTGGTTTGCAATCAAAGCACACCCAGCGATTGCTCTTTGGGTCCACAAGTCTGCCGTTGTCTAGGGATTTGGAGTGCTCACAGCTGGCGCAGTAGCGTTTACCGTATATCCTCATGTTTTCTGACATTGCGTTTGCCTTTCTTAATTGCAGCCAGTCCTTCTTCGGGCTCTTTGTCTCGGGCTTCCATCCATTGATCGGCTATGTCATGAGCTGCTTCGGCTAAGTTCTCACCTTCCCTGTTGCGGATGATGAGCCCAGCCAAAGCAAACATAGACGCCAGATCACGCAGATTGGTGTCATGTTCCATCAGTGAACCTCTCTACCTTTGTCTGCTTCTAAAACGGCTTGATAGCATTGCTTCATGCAGTACACAAATACTTGTTCTGGCATCTTTAACTCCATGGCAATTATGCTGGCCACATGAGCCAATGCTGAAATAGCGGCTTCGGGAGCAACATTTTCAACGTTCATAACAACAGCAAGAACGTCATCGGCCAACTTGCTGGTGCGTTTGATTTCGTCATCGTTAATGTCCATCACATCTCCAGTTCTTTGATTTGATCAGCCAACACATCGGCCAAGTACTTACCGCGAATGGCAATGTGCTCGATCTCTTTGCAGGCATCAATCTCTTTAACACAGTCTTTGAGCGCCTTGTTATACCCGGACTTGAATTTATCGTCACCATCAATGATCATGCAAATAGCGTCCCGCACCATGCTAGATGCTTTACGTTGTTTAGCAAGCTCTTTGATTTTGTCGTAATACTCTATTGGTAAGTAAACGCTGTAAGGGATTAGTTTCTTCATGCTTTCCTCCAAGCTTCAAAGCTCGTTCGCAATTGATTAAATAAATGGCGGGCTTCTTCGTTGGTCTTAAGCTCTTTGCGAGACTCTATGTCCAAGTAGGATGAAATCCACTGGGCACAAGCCTTCTCATTCTTTTCCATCAGCCACTCTTTCTGGTGCAGCCACTCCCAAAAGTCTGGGTCACGGCACAGAATGCCGGCCAGCTTCACCGCATGATCGCCCGGAAATTCGTTCTCTCGGTTCATTGGTTGTTCATCGTCACCCAGTCTGACCATCACAACAACGTAGCGCGAGCCTACAAAGTCGCGCATGAGGTCGTTGTGAATCTCATCAGGGTGAACAGCCAAAGACAACATATAGCCATCCTTGGATTGTTTTAGGCCAGTCTTAATTGCCTCAAACTGAATTGGATCGGACAATTTTTAACTCCAAGTATTTGATCACGCCTACAGACATGGTCAACTGTTCTTCCAGCTTGCCAATCTGTTCTTCAAGATTGTCAATCTTTGCTTCAAGCTTGGCTTCGTCTTTAATTGACGCCTGTAAAGCATCATCAAGGACGGAGCAGACCTTTTCCCACTGCTTAACTGTTTTAGGCTTAGTCATCCCACGGGTCCTTTCCGGGTGCAGACTCTTCTGGCTTCTTGTAAGTATTAACCTTCAAGCCAACCTTACGATTGCCGTCTTTGTCTTTGGAAAGCCATGCGTCAAGCTTGATCACAACGTGATCTGACTCTGCATTGGCCATGAGCTCCTTCATCAAGGCCAACTCAATCTTGATGTCACCAACCATGTCCGGCTGCATGTCTTTCTTTTTGTACTTGTTGCTCCACAAAGTACCGCGATTTGGATAGTCCATTAATTACTCCTTAAAAAAATGATCGTTTTGCTTTTGTAAAGTTGTCGATGACGTCAGCATAGACAGATGGGTTCAAGGCTTTGAGCTTGTCGTACAAAGGCTTGTTCACTTGGAACATCTGCTTAAGTTGGTCGGCATCGGTGGCCATGCCAATCTTCAGATTGTTCATGTCTACCATCATGTCAACCCATGCCTCATCATCGGGCGCATCAATAATAATGGTCCACTCAGGCTTTGTTTCCACATACTGTGGTGGGATGGGGTCTACTTTGCCTTTAACGTGCTTTGTAGGCGGTTTCAGCTCTTGGACAGGGCTTGGCTTGGGTTCGGGCTTTGGAGCCTCTACAGGAGGTGCTGAATCGACTGCGTCCCCTTCCACAAGCTCCATGGCGGCCATCCAAAGGTAACGGCGTTGATAAGACAAAACAGCGCCCAAATTTTGTATGGGGTGAGCGCCTTTCAGTTCAGCGGCGGCCATCGGGCTAGTGACCACAATAACTGTGCCGTCATCTACATCGGTGATGCACAGCTGGGCATACTCAGTGTTAAACGTCACGACACCGCACAGGCCAAGGTCGTTGAAGATGACTTGAACGTGGGGGATAAAATCACCCAGCTCAAAGTATGAGTAACCCGCATATTTGTTAAGGCCAGACTTCTTCATCTCTACAGACTGAAGCTTGACCCTCGCGGCCATGAGTTTCTTATGCACTGACATTAGTTGTTCCTTCTATTGCTAACTGTTGTACCAATTTCCAATTGTCTTCTTCTTGCTTCTTGCGAGCTTTGTACGCCCTTTGATACTCGCGCTGTCTGGTTTTCTGCTCGGGCGTCAGAACCTTCTTGGTCTTCTTAACCTTGACTCGCAAAGCCTCAAGTTGTGCAACCTTCTTTTCTAACGTTGCAACAACCGTGATCAGTGCTGTGATCTGGTTTGAAGCTAGGCTTAGTTCGCTTAAAATTCTCAATTTTTCTTCGGTTGATATAAACATGACTCACTCCTTTGTTGATAAATAGTCTTTGTACTGGTTACAGAATCCACTGACAGAGCAGAAGTTCGCGCATCGCGTCCTTTCACCCTGACGAACCTCTATCTCGTACTCTTTCCCATACTCAGCCACCTTGGCTTGAGCTTCTTCATCGGTATTGCAAACATTACGTGCTTTGACATTACCAATCTTTTTCACTGCGTATGTTGTAGGCTTCTCCCAAGTCTGGGCGGGCGTACAAAATGGCAGTTCATCTCCTGTCTCCAAGTCAAATAGTGCGTTGGAGTGTTCTTTGATTCGTTCCTGAATGAATGCTTCGCGCTGTTCCATCGGCCAGAGCTGGACGGGGATCACCTTGATGGGGGCATCAGGATAGCCGGGTTTGAGGGCGGCATCTCTGCGTGACCAATCACGAATGATGGCTACGATCTCGAGCTTGGAAACCTTGGTCTTCTTGACGCGCTCTACCAACCATGCGTAGATGTTGAGCTGATACTCCCAGTCAATCTTCTCGTTCATGACAGACCAAGCGCCTGTAGTCTTGTAATCGTTAATTGTTAGGGTGCCGTCTGCATTAACAATCTGCAGGTCAATGGCACCAGAGATAGACCATCCATCAATGCTTGTGTGAAGGCGCTCTTCGATCAGGTGGTTCTCGTCTTTGCCATGCTCGAGGACGCCGTGAATGGCTGTGCCAAAGATAGACCAGACCATCTCTGTGACGTCAGTCTCGATCTTGTCCTCGTGCAGTTTGCGTAACTGGACGATGCGTGGTGAGTTGATCAGCTCTGTTGCAGAGATATTGGCCTTACCCTTAGAGTAGGTAGGCCGCTTCATGATGTTCACAAAGGTCTGGGGTAGGTTGTACTTGTTTGTGATGATCATGGTGCTCTCCTCTTAAACAAACCCAAGCCCTCGCCATGAACGAGTAACCGTTTGGTGTATTCGTATACACACTGGTAAAACTCATCAAGCAGTGGCTCTTGCTGTTCTTCTGTAAACATAACCTTGTTGGCCACAAAATGCCTTGCAGTCACCTCGACAGCCAACCTATTGATAACGTATGTTGCGGTCTTTGAGCCTTTATCCTTAACAACCAGCGCCATCTCGGCTGCGAGCAAATCGCTTAAGCGCTCGTATTCGTTCTCCATTCTTGTTAACTCTATGTCTTTGTGCATTGCAGTTCCTTGTTGTATAATTGGGCAACACATTATACCCATGGTATTTCATGTCTTGCAAGTTTTATTTTAAAGAAAGTTCATATGCTCAAAATTGGAATAGACCCGGGACTGTCTGGCGCCATAGTTTTTGCGCGTGATGAATCTCCTGTCGAGTGGCACAAGATGCCGACAATGAAGATTGGCGCGTCTAACAGAGTTAATGCGGCAGCGCTTGCAAGAATTATTAAAGCGCGCATGTATGGTGATGATGACATCAGGGCGTATGTCGAGCTGGTGGGTAGTATGCCCGGCCAAGGCGTTGCCTCGATGTTCTCGTTTGGCCATTCTGCTGGTGTGATCCAAGGTGTATTGGGCGCGTTTGAAATCTCTGTAGTGATGGTTACGCCCCAATCATGGAAGAAGCGCGCGGGGTTAGTGGGTAAAGACAAAGACGCATCAAGGACGTTGGCCATACAGATGTGGCCTTACTGGCGTGAGCTTGACAAGAAGGGGGTCGGCCAAGCGTATGCTGATGCCGCATTCATTGCACTTTACGGAGATTGATGTAGAATAAATTCCGGCAATGCAGTTGCCACTCTCCTTTGTTGGGTTGTCCTTTCCCCCGGGCTAATCACTCGGGGGTTTTTTTCACACTAACAGTGGTAGAGCTAACACGCATGAGGATTGTCGAATAAAGGTTGCAGAGTTTCAGCCTATGCAATCTCCAGATGCCGCTGGCTTCAGTCCTCAGTCGTGTTGGTGGTAAGCGGGTTAGCGCCGCTTGTAGTTTTCCTTAGTTCGGTTTTTACACAAACACTGCTTCATGTGCCCACTAACTTTATTTTTTGTAGGGTATTGACAAACCCAAATCGTTTTAGTTTATAATTCGCTTGCTAGGTGTGGAAACCGATGCAAGTAGAGCCGTTAATGAAGTCCCGACCCCGACTGGGGTAGCGCGACAGCCACAAGCTGAAGTGTTTTTCCACCGGGGTTTCATTAACGGCTTTTTTGTTTTTGAGACTGGGATTGTGTTGCGGGTTAGCGCCGCAAACTCCTAAAGTGGACGAATGTTTTGATGAAACACTGCTTCATGTGAACAGTCCCAGTCTCTCCTCCACACGCAGCCGTCAGAGCGCGTTAGCCAATGGCCTGTATGGGCTGAACTCAAAAAACACAAGAACCTCGGTGTGACCCGCACCTCCAAGTAGAGTAATCGAACGGGATAAACAAGGAAGTCGAAAGACACATACCCTAGTACGCTGGGAGTTGATCGTTAAGGATGGTGAAAACTGACCTTATCGGGATCTCAGGGGAGGGCGGCTTGGCCAGCCGATAGTCCACGTAAAAACTGGACAACGCTCCTTGATAATGAGCTGTTAGCCCTTTACGCCTGCCCTGTGGGGGAGGGAGGGTCAACGGGTAAGAGGGCTCTTAGGTGGTAACATAACAGTTGACACATGATTGATTCATGAGTTATATTCTTAACACAGGAGGTAATATGGAAAATGATACAACAAAGCGTTTCCCACGCACTATGCACGAAGCGTTTAACTGCGATAACGAACCCATCAGTGGGCCATATGGCAAGCAAGCAGTCTGGCCGGTGGCTGCGATCTTCTTCATTGTGATTGTGGCTGGGATCATTTTGTTCTGGAGCAAAATATGAAAGCATTCCCAACCCACTCTATCAATGTTAATGACCAAGCTCGCCTCACTGCCATAGGCGGCGAAGGTGGTATGGAGTTACGGGATTACTTTGCGGCCAAGGCTCTCAGCACCATACTTGGTCAATACGACTTTACTTTTTTTGAAGATGACGAAGACGAAAAAGAAGGCGACACCTTTGCTCTCATCATTGCAAAAAATGCGTACGAAATGGCAGACGCAATGTTGAAAGCGAGGGAAGCATGACTGATGACGATGACATCCAAGAATACGTTCGCCCTTGGAGGGGTCTGACGGAGTTAGAAAAGGCCGAGATTACAAGCCTCAAATGGTGGGATTGGGAAGACACTTTTGATATTGATGGATTTGTCAGAGCCATTGAAGCCAAACTCAAGGAGAAAAACACATGATTGATGGATTTGACCACGTTGGAACTGACCACAAGTGCAATGTCTGCCAGTGTGACTTTACAGATGATGAAGGCGGTGTACAGGGATACCTTGGCATCCTGCCAGTGGCCTTCTGTCCCACTTGCTTTGCCGGCTTGTGTGACATGGTGGAGCAGATGAATAACCGAGAGTGGGAAGGGCTGACGGAAGAAGATAAGAACGAAATTTTGTTAGATGCGATTCGGCACGGATGGAATGATCGCGTAATAGTGGAGCAAATTGAAGCCAAGCTGAAAGAGAAGAACTATGAAGATCAGGACTAACCGCAAGCGTGTGCTGGCCAAGCTCGCGCACAACAATCAATACCACTGGTACGTCACACCGTTCAGAATCAAAGCTGAGATGGCGGCAAAAACCAATAAAAGAATCCGCGAGATCGTAGATGCGGCATTCCCAGAACTGAAAGGAATCCCATGTCCGAGTTGGATTTAAACGTGTGGGAGCGAGCATTGGGTTGGCGCAAGCGTCAGATGATCCAGCGCCAGCTTGACCCGATCTCAAACCAGATTAGAAACAATACTTTAGAGGAGGTAGCACAAGAGTTTGACAAGATGAAGAACGGTGGGGATACAACGGCAGGTTTTGCCATATACATAAGGAGCATGAAAAAATGACTGAAAGAATAAAGCTAGAAAAGATCCGCCTTGATGGCGGTACACAACCACGCAAAGAGATTGACGAGCCTTTAGTCCAACATTACACAGAGATACTGCTCGAAGGCAAAGACAAGTTCCCGCCTATTGATTTGTGGTTTGATGGTAAAGCTTACTGGCCTAGTGATGGCTTTCACCGCTATCACGCACACAAGCGCGCAGGGTTCAAAGACATCGAGTCCAATGTTACGAAGGGCACAAAGCGCGATGCTTTCTTGGCCTGTCTTCCTGCAAATGGTAAGCACGGCAAGCAACGCACCCCAGAAGAGCGCCGTTGGGTTGTCCAGTTGGCGCTTGAAGATATTGAGTTGGGCGAGAAAACAGATACAGAGATTGCCGTTCACTGCGATGTGTCTTCAATGACTGTTGGTCGTGTACGAAAGGCTTTGGGTCTTGACAAGTCCGTCCGAGTTGATAAAAAAGGCCGCAAGGTAAACATCACTAACATTGGTAGAGTGAAAGTGGAACCGCCATTCTGGCCTGCTGCTCCTGAGTACACAGAGGCAGACAAGATGGAAGAGATGGCCAAAGAGCACACCATCATTGCTGAAGAGAACGCAAAGCTCAAAGACCAGTTAGCGATTAAGTCGTTGCCTGTATCACAAACAGCGAAGAAAGAGATCGAGGAAACCATCGAGACACTTCGCGCAGAGGTCAAAGATCTTGAGTTCCAACTTAGGACAATGACCCAGTCACGCAACGAGTTCCAGAGTAAGAATGCTGAGATGATCAAGCAGATGGCTTACTGGAAGAAGCGCGCTGAAAAGGCAGAGAAAACCAAATAAACCCGAAGCTGGGCGTATCCCAGCAGGAGAATTAAATGCTTACATTAAGACCGCATCAAGCGGAAGTCGTGGAGAAGCTTGCCCAAGGCTTTAAGGATGGCCACAGAAGCCAGCTACTTTACGCACCCACAGGGTTTGGCAAGACCGAGGTGGCAATGGCTGTCATGCTCGAGGAGGCCAAGCAGTACAAGAATGTTGCCATGGTGTTAGACAGGATCGTGTTGGTCAACCAGACGAGTACGCGCCTTGGCAACTACAACATCAACCATGGCGTCATGCAAGCTGACCATTGGCGTTATCGGCCTTATGAAAAGATTCAGGTCTGCAGCGCACAGACTTTAGAGAGTCGGGATAACTTTCCCGAAGTCTCTATGCTGATCATTGACGAGTGCCATGTTCAACGTAAACAGGTCATTCAGTTCATTAAAGATCGCCCAGAGATGAAAGTGATTGGCCTCACGGCTACTCCTTTCACCAATGGGTTGGGTGATACCTACACTAACGTTGTTGGAGCCAGACCTACTGGTGAGTTGATTGAGAACAAGTGGCTGACCCCTTTAAAGATCTACATCGCTAAAGAGATTGACATGAGTGGTGCCAAGAAGGTGGCTGGTGAGTGGTCGCAGGATGAGACTACCAAGCGCGGTATGCAGATCACTGGCGATATTGTCCAAGAGTGGATCACCAAGACCATGCAAGTGTTTGGTAAGCCGAGGAAGACAGTCGTGTTTTGCTCGGGAGTTGAGCATGGCAGGGACTTAGTTAGGCAGTTCAACGAGGCAGGCTATAACTTTGTTTCTATCAGTTATTTGGAGGATGACGAGTACAAAGCGGCAATGATTGAGGATTTTGCGCGCCCAGATACGCTAATCAATGGTCTGGTGGCCACAGACATACTGACTAGAGGATTTGACGTCCCTGATGTGATGATTGGAGTCAGCGCAAGGCCGTTTTCCAAGTCGTTTAGCAGTCACGTACAACAGATGGGGCGGATCATGCGTCCCTACGATGGTAAGGATTATGGCCTTTGGCTTGACCATTCAGGTAACTACCTGCGATTCCGCAAGGAGTGGGATACGCTTTTTGAGGAGGGTGTAACAGAGTTATACAACGGGACTGAGACTACCAAGAAAGAGCCTGAAGAGGTGGAGAAGAAGGAGTCCAAGTGTCCTGCTTGCGGTGCTTTGTGGATCTGGGCTGATCGTGAGTGTGGTGAGTGCGGGTATGAAAAGCCAGTCAAACAGATCATAAATGTTCCGGGCGAGTTAACAGAGTTAGAGACAACCAAGCGGGAAGTTCTGTCTGAAAATCAGAAGTTTTACTCTGAGCTGATTTACTTTGCCCGCCTGCGTGGATACAAAGAAGGTTGGGCGGCACATAAGTACAAAGAGAAGTATGGCGCTTTCCCCCGAGGGCTACACACAAATTCAGAGCCAACATCTACAAAAACCAGTGGCTGGATAAAATCCAAGAACATTGCGTGGGCTAAATCAAGGGCAAACAAATGAGGTTCGAGGAGTTTGCAAGAGATCATGGCCTTCTGATCAAAGAATTAGTCTTGGACAGGTGGGTCAGAGTCGGCACTGAAGACCATCCGAGGAAGCAGAACGGCGCGTACATCTTTGATGGTCGTGAAGGTGCGGTGATTAACTTTGCCGTACATGATCGGCATATACGCTACAAGTCGGAAGAGCCGTTCATCCCAGACCCAAACGCCCATGCAAAGAGGTTGGCTGCAGAGCAAGAGCGCGAGCTACGCCAGAAGAAAGCGGCTGGCAAAGCTACGTTTATTCTCAATAACTCTGTTAAAGAACAACATCCTTACTTGATTCGCAAGGGGTTCGTGGACAAGGGATTGGTGTGGAATGGCCTTCTGATCTTGCCAATGAGGGTCGGGAATCATCTTGTCGGATGTCAAATGATCCAAGAAGACGGCACAAAACGCTTCCTGTCAGGGCAACTAACCAAGGGCGCAAGCCTCGTGATTGATGCCAAAGGTCGCAATATTTTGTGTGAAGGGTTCGCAACTGGTATGTCAGTTCGCAGAGCAATGAAGCATTTAAGGGAGAGATACACAATCCATGTGTGCTTTTCTGCGGGGAACATGCTTGAGATTGCAAAGGTTGTGCGTGACCCACTGGTGGTTGCCGACAACGATGCTATGGGCGTGGCAACTGCCAAAAAAATAGCCTCACGCTACTGGGTAGGAGAGGCTAACGAAGACTTCAACGACACTGAGCAGAGACTCGGAACGGCTGGCGTAGCCGAATCCCTGCGTGGTTTTGTTTAGTCGCGTCTAGTGATTTCAGCGAAGTTAGGGATCATTTGTTCAAATTGCTCGAGGACTTTGGCGCGTGTACCTGTCAGGCCGAAGTCTCTCTTGATAATCGAGTAGCAACTGCGTCCCGAATGTCGCATCCCTTTGATTTCAAGTTGTAAACCTTTGCGTAAAGTGAGCATCCGTGCTACTGCAATTTGGTCGGGTGTATCTAAAACAATCATCTCATTCCTCGTTAATGGGTTCGTCAATATCAGCTTGGGTGTAGTGGCCTAGCACCACTGGGTTGTACTTGGAAAGTACGTGTTCAACGCATTTGTAGCAGACTCGGGCAAGTGGAATGCCCTGTCCATCGTATTCCCACCAAGAATCTTCGCGTGTGTGTTGGCAATTCATTCTGATTTCTCCTCTGTGTAAAATTTTTTAGTTAGTTCCTTGGCAAAGAATCGTTTGGCGTCATACCAAACGCCTCGGGCATCAGCCAGTCCTGTGTAGTATTCATCGCCATGCTCTTCGCAGAATGTGTCGTGATCTTTGGCTAACAAAAACTTCTTGACAGTATCGCGGTCAGCACTTGCCACATTGGACAAGTAAGCTTCCGTGAATGCGAGTTGTTCTGCGGTGAAGTTGGCATCAGACAAAGTTATGTCTTTGATCTTGATGTCTTCAGTTCCAGTCGTTTTGAAGTTGTCAAAGTCAATCAGACTGGCAAGCCTGTAGGCTTCATCGTAGTTGTCTGCCTCGATCTCTGCGGTCAAGTGGGTGATGAATGCTGATTTAACTGTGTATTTCATTTTATTCCTCCATTAAAAAAATGCCCTTGTCTACACAAACTGTAAACAAGCTATCGTCAGGGTAGTTCTTGTATCCACGAATGCCGTGCATCATGATGTGACGGAACACTTCCCTTTGTTCTGTGGGTTCTCTGTCAAAAAAAAACCAATCTACCTCGTAGTCAACACAGGCGTTCACCATCTGTGTTTTAGTCATTGCAGTCATTTTGTGATCTCCTGAAAGCTTGGGGGTTTAAGGTCTTTATCAACAAAAGCAGGGTTTCCTGTTTGTTGTTTGTAAAACTTGGCTTCAGCGTTGGCTTCTTCAAGTGTGTCGAATGTGCCGAGTTCTGTGCCGTTGTGATTGGTCACGATATAGATTGAAGGCCATGAGAGGCCAATTAAATGCTTCATGATTAGTCGTCCGTGTCTGTGTTGAGTTCTACAAAAGGGTACTGCTCGTCATGGATGAATGCGTCATCTACCATTGCAATGTTCATGCGGTTGCCCGCGTCCCAAATCAAAACATCTAGGTCTTGTGGCAACTGGCTGAGTTGTTGGATTAGTTCAAATACTTTCATATGCAGCTCTCCTTTATTCAATGATTACAACTTTACGTACAGGGAATTCTTCTTCTTCGCCATCTTCCGATTCTTCTATGTCGTCTGAATCAACAAGCTTGTCGGATTGGTGGTAGGTCGCATACTGGACTGTTCCGTTGAACACTGTCCTGACCTTTGGCGCGAGCGTTGACTTCCAATAGTCTCCTGCTCCATAGGCCATATGGACTTCTGCGTCCTCGTCATAGCACTGCAGTTCTGTGATTAGTTCTGATACTTTCATTGCGTGGTTTCCTTCTTGGGTTTGGTGGCTTTAAGAATGCCTTTTGCGAATTCAATGTCCAGTGATAAATGCTCAATCCATGATCCGTCTTCGATGTAGCGGTCAGCAGATTGGGCGAGGTTCTGTAGTGCCGTCCTGAGATAGACGATTTGTTCGCGCGTGGTCTGGTCGCTCATTTGGTATCCCTCAATGCTTGCAAATAGCCTTCGATCCAAATCATGCGGTCGTCATCTGATAGGTCGGACTCGTCTCCAAAATCGCGCTCCCACAAATAGAATGCTTCGTTGGCTTGCGCCCAATTGGTTTTAATGTCTTCGTTGTTCATATCTGTGGATCTCCGTAAGGGTGGTAATCTCCGTAATCGTGGTCATCGTCCTCGGGCTCTTCGCTTTCTGTGGCGGTGTGTTTGAGGTCGTGCTCGCGCATGGCTTTTGTGCGCCTGTCAATCTCGGCTTGCTCTGCCTCTGTGCGTGTTGGGTTGCGAAACCCATCAGCATTTTCGGCTTCGAGTTGTCCCATTGTTTTAGGCGTAATCATTTTGCTTTGCTCCTAAGTTGATAAGGTGTTTTGTGGGGGTAGCGACTCCTCGGTCGTAAACCATCATGCGCGCGCGTTCTTTCCATACTGGCGCAAGCTTTTGAATGGCCTGTGAAAGTGTTTGGGCGGTACTGGCACAATGCCAGTGGTCGCCCTCCATCGGTGTGTTGCAGTGAACCCATAGACGAATCATCGTGCTCCCCTTATCTCTTGGCGTCCAACTTGCATGCGCGCCTCTTCTATGCCTTTGTTAAAGAGGTAAATGTGTTGTTCACGGGTTTCGGGGTGTAATTCGCTCAGAATTAAACTAAACGAATGGCGCAGGGCTTGCGCCCTAGCACCATTGGCGCGCTCGTATCTGTATCCCAGTGTGATAAGTTGTGATTCGGTCATTGGAATGCAATCACAGTGATGATGAAGATAGCGACAGGCACAAGCACGATTACGACAAGGTCATAGCCTGCTTGGATGCGGTCGCGCCTGCGTTGCGCTAAGAATTCTTCGCGCATGGTGGTCATGTGGCGGTAGTGTTTCATGGGTTCACTCCTGAGTAATGTGGCAAACAGTGTTGCCGTTGGAATCGCGGGCAGAATCAGGTAGGACTTCGCAGTCTCTGTAGTAGTTCGCGAGGCGTTCCAACAGTTCAGCCATTTCGCGCGGGTTCTCTTCGAATGCAGAGTTATCAGTGTTAATGGTTATGGTTATCACAGTGCTATCTCCTTTGTGGTTTGGTTAATCGTGTAGCCCATAGACTTGATGATGCGGAGGGCGTCTTGGGTCAGGGTCTTTGTGCCTGCAATTTGCGCGAATCTCTTACTGGTTTCGCACAAAGGGTAGAAGGCGCAATTGCCATACTGCCATTTGAGTTCAATCGTGATTTGCATAGTTCTCCTTTGGGTTGGTGGGTAATCCTCAAAACCCTGCGCGCAGGGCTTCAAGCATTAAGCATCGTCCAAGAGGTACTGTTGGCGTTGATCCCATGCACAGGCTTCAGCGCGTTCTTCTTCTTCGCGTTCAGCAACTGGATCAATAGCGCGCGCGATTAAAGCGGAAGGGTTGTCACGTATATCAGCCACTTGAGCGCGGTAGTCGTCACCCTCACTGGTAAAGACATCTTCGAATGTCCAATCATCAGCAAGGCGGTGGAACACAGTGGATTGACCCTCTACCATAGTAGGCCAAGCTTTCATCATTACTGCAAAACCATCTTTAACAAAGAGGATGTCACCATCTTCAATGTGGCGGTTAATTTGTGTCTCGTCATAGGCGTCACCCATAGACATAGAGGTAAGGTCATGGACTGCATACATAGAAGTTCTCCTTATTTATTGCGGTTAAGGTGTTCCAAGGCTAGTGCCTTGGTTTTAAACAGGCCACTGATGGGCGTGTCGTGCGCGCCACGGACGATTAACCATCCGCGTAGCAACTTGTTATAGACAATTTTCATAGGGACTCTCCTTAGTGGGTTACAGGGACTAACACATGAATAACGCCTTAACTATATCATGTGTTGACTCCATTGCAATACTTTTTATGTTTTTTTTACATTAACAATGTTGGTGTTGTAATTACAATACAAGCAGCGTATTGGCATAAAAACAGGCAGCACTCGACTCCAGGATTTTGGGAGGCCATTTGCACTGGGGTTAAAGGTCTGGTATCTTCGGGCTTATTCACATTTCGTACCCACGGAAACACACATGCCACAGAAACTTACACGCGCGCAGATCAGAGAAGGTCTTGATACGATCCCAGTAGAGACTCTATTAAGTAGTGGACAAGGCAAACAACCTAAGATCACAGGGAAGATGAAAGCTTTTGCCCATGCGGTCGCACTGGGAGAGACAAAGGCACAGGCATACAGAAAGGCGTATAAGCCTAACGCCACCAAGAGAACAATGGCTTGTAAACCATATGAGCTGATGCGTGATGAGAGAGTAAAGAGGGAGGTCGAGGCTTACAGGCTTGCGTTGGACACGGAGAAACACAGAAACCCAATCCAATTGAAGGCACTGCTTGTCCAGCAACTGGTTCAGCACTCACTCGATGAGGACTTTCCACCTGCACAGAGGATGAAGGCACTACAACTGATAGGTAACTTGTTCGAGGTTGGCGCGTTCCTAGAACGCAAAGAGGTCACGACTGTACGTACAAGCATAGACATACGCACAAGACTGTTAGAGAGACTCGGCACTATAACAACTGTTAGTGTGAAGGATGACGGGCTTACATTGATGGAGGAAATCAGGGGTGATGGGCTTGTGGATACGCCTGCACGCGCACCCACGGAGGGGGCGGTCGCCCTAGAGGCCGTGCCTGCCGTGCCATGCACCCCACATACTATTCCTGACACTCAAACATCAAATAAAAACGAGGGGGTGGGGGTATCAAAAAATCCTGACACCGTTTTGGACTTTGATAAAGAATGACCCCCCCTATGTTAATGTGTACAAAAAAGGGCGGGGGGGTACATTAACAGCTGTTAGTGTGGGACTATGAGAACTTTAGAAGCTTGTATAGGAGGGTGTATGACTGAGAAGCAAAGGACTGTGTTCCTTGTGATAGATGAGTATTGGAGGAACTTTGGTTATGGGCCTTCTATAGATGACATTATGTTCCATACAGGAGATAGAGGGCGGGGGAATGTACACCGTGTGGTGAAGAAGTTGTGTGACCTGAAGATTTGTAAGCGGGCGAAGAACTCGGCTCGCAGTGTTAGACCTTCGTATATTAGTTTAAGGAATCTGCCATGAAGCCAGAACAAAAGAAGCCAGAACCAAAACCTAAGAAGCATAAGATGCCCAGTGATAAAGACTACTTAGCTGCGTTGGGTCCTTGTGGTAAATAAAAAACAAGAGATGGAGCAGAAAGAGGAGTACGACCTGTTTGTCAGGAGGATCACTCACGCATTAGGTTTATCACTGTTAGAGTCAGAGGCTGCTGCTAACAAGTTTTTTACACTACCATCGAACGAGCAAGCCGCTTACCTTGATGACCTTGATGCTCTTGAGGCGAGTCAACAGAGGGAAGAAGCCTTTGATGATTTTCTAAAGTTTGCCCATGCGATGTGGCCCGGGTTTATTAACGGACGCCACCATAAAGTAATGGCTAAGAAGTTTGAAGAGATTGCCACGGGGAAGATTAAACGCCTGATCATCAATATGCCCCCTCGGCATACAAAGTCTGAGTTTGCTTCTTATATGCTGCCGGCTTGGTTTCTCGGAAGGGATCCAAGTAAGAAGATCATCCAGTGCTCTAACACTGCAGAACTCGCTGTAGGCTTTGGCCGTAAGGTTCGTAACTTAGTAGCCAGTGAGCCGTTCTCTAAGATTTTTCCCAATGTTAATCTGAGATCTGACAGCAAAGCCGCTGGCCGTTGGTCTACGAATAAGAACGGAGAATACTTTGCGATTGGGGTTGGAGGTACAGTGACGGGAAAGGGTGCCGATCTTTTAATCATTGATGATCCCCACTCCGAACAAGAAGCCGCCTTGGCCCAAGGAGACAACTCTGTCTTTGATAAAGTCTATGAATGGTACACCTCTGGCCCCCGCCAACGACTCCAGCCGGGTGGTGCGATTATTGTTGTGATGACGCGCTGGGCTAAACGGGATCTGACTGGAAGAATCCTCCAATCTTCAATTGACAAAGACGGAAATGACGATTGGGAGGTAATTGACTTTCCTGCAATCCTGCCTAGTGGTCTACCCTTATGGCCAGAGTATTGGAATTTAGAAGAACTCCACGCCTTACAGTCTGAACTGCCTGCTTCTAAATGGAACGCCCAGTACCAACAGAGCCCGACCTCAGAGCAGGGCGCGATTGTTAAAAGGGAGTGGTGGAAGGAATGGACAGCAGAAGACCCACCTAAGTGTGAGTTTGTAATTCAGTCTTGGGATACTGCGTTTACAAAGAACGAACGCTCTGACTATTCGGCCTGTACGACTTGGGGAGTGTTCTACCTAAACGAAAACCAGAATGATGCCAATGTGATTCTCTTGGATGCGTTTAAAAAGCGGATGGAGTTCCCAGAGTTAAAGGAGAAAGCCTTTAACCACTACAAAGAGTGGGAGCCAGATGCGTTTATTGTTGAGGCCAAGGCTTCTGGAGCTCCACTTATCTATGAATTAAGAGCAATGGGAATACCTGTTCAAGAGTTTACGCCATCTAGGGGTAATGATAAGATGGTCAGGATCAATTCTGTATCTGATTTATTTGCCAGTGGAAAAGTTTGGGCGCCACCTACGCGCTGGGCTGATGAGTTAATGGAAGAAATGGCTGCGTTTCCCAACTCAGACCACGATGACTTAGTTGACTCTTCTACGCAGGCTCTGATAAGGTTCAGAAAAGGCGGGTTTATACGCTTGCAGACGGACGAAGAGGACGAAGTTCGCTCGTTTAGACGCAAGGTTTCTTACTATTAAGGATACATATGTCCATTGAAAAATCACTTTACGCCGCCCCAGAGGGTATTGAGTCCCTAATGCCTGATACTGAAGATGGCGGTATAGAAATTGAGATTGTTGACCCTGAGTCGGTCACAATTAACGCTGGTGATATGGAGATCACTATCAATGGTAGTGAAGAGGATGATTTTGACGCCAATTTAGTGGACTATTTAGACGACAGCATAGTCTCTAGCATCGTAACTGAGTTAATTGGCGACTATGACGATGACGTCAACTCCCGTAAAGACTGGATGCAGACCTATGTAGACGGTTTAGAGCTCTTAGGTATGAAGATTGAAGAGCGAGCCGACCCTTGGATTGGCGCTTGCGGTGTTTATCACCCCCTACTCTCAGAAGCTTTGGTTAAATTCCAAGCTGAAATTATGATGAGCACGTTTCCCGCCGCTGGTCCCGTAAAAACCCAGATCATTGGCAAAGAAACCCAAGAGAAAAAAGACGCCGCCACCCGTGTTTCTGATGATATGAACTATCAACTGACCGATGTGATGACGGAGTTCCGCCCAGAGCACGAAAGAATGGTCTGGGGACTGGGTCTTTCGGGTAACGCTTTTAAGAAAGTCTATTTTGACCCTAGCTTTGATAGACAGACGTCTATTTTTGTACCGGCTGAAGATTTGGTTGTCCCTTATGGTGCGTCAGACATCCAAACATCCCCCCGTGTTACGCATGTTATGCGTAAAACAGAGAACGAGCTGCGTAAACTTCAGGTCGCAGGCTTCTATGCCGACATTGACTTGGGTGAACCCAACAACACGTTGGATGAAGTAGAGAAAAAGATTGCCGAGAAGATGGGATTCCGCGCTTTGTCGGATGATCGTTACAAAATCCTTGAGATGAACGTGGAGCTTGACCTTGAAGGGTACGAGCACACTGATAAAGAAGGTGAACCCACAGGAATTGCCCTACCCTATATTGTTACTGTCGAATATGGGAGCATGAAGTGTCTGGCTATTCGTAGAAACTGGAAGCAAGGCGACAAATTACACACAAAACGTCAACATTACGTCCACTACGGCTACGTTCCCGGATTTGGTTTCTATTGTTTTGGTCTGATTCACTTAGTTGGCGCGTTTGCTAAGTCTGGTACATCAATCCTGCGTCAATTGGTGGACGCTGGTACTCTGGCCAACTTGCCCGGTGGCTTTAAGACCCGTGGACTCAGAGTTAAAGGTGACGACACACCAATCGGCCCAGCTGAGTGGCGCGATGTAGACGTACCTAGTGGGACTATTGCAGAGAACATCATGGCTCTGCCTTATAAAGAGCCATCACAGGTGTTGGCTGGTTTGTTAGACAAGATCGTAGAAGAAGGCCGTAAGTTTGCCTCTGCAGCTGACATACAAGTTGCCGATATGTCTGCAAATTCTCCCGTTGGTACGACACTGGCCATCTTAGAGCGACAGCTTAAGGTAATGACCGCTGTACAAGCTCGCATTCACTATTCTTTTAAGCAAGAGCTGGCTTTGTTAAGAGACATTATTCGTGAGTACACACCACCCGAGTATTCTTACGAGCCAGAAGAAGGATCCCGCAAAGCCAAACAGTCTGACTATGACTTAGTTGATGTGATCCCTGTAAGCGATCCCAACGCGGCCACGATGGCGCAAAAGATTGTTCAGTATCAAGCGGTAATTCAGCTGTCCCAACAAGCGCCTCAGATCTATGACTTACCACAGTTACACAGACAGATGCTTGATGTCTTAGGAATCAAACACGCTGATAAGTTAGTGCCGTTACCTGATGATCAAACTCCTAAAGATCCAATCAGCGAGAACATGGCTGCACTAAAGGGCGAGCCAATGAAGGCGTTTATTTACCAAGACCAACAAGCCCACATTGCTACGCACCAGACGTTTATGCAAGACCCATTGATCCAAAAGACGATTGGTCAAAACCCGATGGCCAACCAAATCATGGCGGCTATGCAAGCACACATTGCAGAACACTTAGGCTTCCATTATCGTCAGTTGATAGAGAAGCAAATGGGCGTACCGTTGCCCGGCCCAGAGGAGAAATTGCCAGAGGATGTGGAAGTGCAGCTGTCGCAGCTCATTGCACAGGCAAGCGCTCAGTTACTGCAGGCCAACCAAGCACAAGCCCAGCAAGCTCAAGCAGCACAGCAGGCACAAGATCCTTTGATTCAGATGCAACAGCAAGAGTTGCAAATTAAGAGTCAAGATGCACAGCGTAAAGCTCAGAAGGATGCTACTGACGCTCAACTTAAACAATCACAGCAACAGATTGAACGTGAACGTATTGCTACTCAGAAAGAGATTGATATGGCGCGGATCCAAGCTTCGGTGCAGAAGGACCAGCAGAATTTGGCTCAAGATGCACAGGCCGAGAAAAACAAACTCTTGGCTGAAATCATGAGGAACAAACAATGATTGACAAGTATTTAAAACTTCTAGCTTCAAAGATAGATGACAAGGTATCCCAACTTCAAATGTCAATAGCCGATGGCAAGGCTGATGATTATGCGGAGTACAAGAAGATGTGTGGAGAGGTTAAAGGTCTACTCACTGCACGTTTATACATCATAGACCTACAGGAAAGAGTAACGAACGATGACGATGACGAGTGAGATTTCAAGTCTCGACATAACCAAGGCCGTGGATTTATCCAAGATCTTGAACAAACCAGAGGAGAAGGCTAAACAACTTCCCCGCCCATCTGGTTACAGAATTCTTTGTGCTATCCCAGAGATAGAGAAAGAATACGGAGAGTCCGGACTCGTAAAAGCGGATGAAACTATCATGATTGAAGAAACCCTGACTACTGTGTTATTCGTAGTAGACATGGGCCCAGATTGCTATAAGGACAAAAGCCGATTCCCATCCGGCCCGTACTGCAAAAAGGGTGACTTTATCTTGATTAGACCCAACTCAGGAACCCGACTGGTCATTCACGGCAAAGAATTCCGTGTGATCAATGACGATTCTGTTGAGGGAATAGTAGACGATCCACGCGGTATACGCCGTAAATAAGGAGCGACATGAGCACATTTAAATTTCCAGATGAACTGGATGACGTAAAAGTCACCAATGAAGATGATCAAACTGATGAACAAATCATCATTGATGTAGAAGACAACACGCCTGCGGAGGACCGCAATAAGCCTCCCATGGAAGAAAAGGCCAAAGAGGAACTCTATAACGATGAGTTAGAGGACTACTCTACCAAAGTTAAGAAGAAACTAATCCAGATGAAGCGTCTGGCTCACGAAGAACGCCGTGAGAAAGATAACGCTATACGGGAGCAGCAAGAAGCTATTAATTTTGCTCAGAAAATGATGCAAGAGAACCAGCGTCTTAAGTCCAACCTCAATAACAGTGAGAAGAACGTGCTTGCCACGGTTCAAAAAGCTGTTGCTATGGAGATGGAGGCGGCCAAGCGCGCTTATCGTGAAGCCTACGACTCTGGCGACACTGATAAAGTAATGGACGCACAGGAAAAGCTGACTCAAGCAACGTTAAAGTCGGAAAAAGTAAAGAATTTTCGACCACCTGCTTTACAAGAGGAAGAAACTCCTGTACAAATGCAATCACAGCCGGCACCACAGTTCCGTCCTGACCCCAGCGCGCAAGCATGGCAACAGGAAAATCAGTGGTTCGGAGAAGATGAAGAGATGACCAGCTTGGCTCTTGGGCTCCATGAAAAGCTCAAGCGCGAAGGTGTTCAGGTTTCATCACAAGAGTACTATCGTAAGATTGACGCCACTATCCGCAGGCGGTTCCCAGAGAAATTTGAGGAAGAAGCGGAACAAAATGAGCGCCCAGTCGCTCGCAAAAGCTCGGTGGTAGCACCGGCTACAAGGTCAACATCTCCTAAGAGGGTTCGTTTGAATCCATCTGAAATGAGTCTGGCCAAAAAACTTAATTTAACGCCCGAGCAATATGCCAAGGCGAAACTCGAAATGGAGGCCAATAATGGCTGAAAACAGAAAACCGCGTGAACTTGAAGATAGATTGATGGCAGAACGCCCCAAGCAGTGGCAGCAGCCTGAACTTCTACCTGAACCAGATAGGCACCCGGACTACGCATACCGTTGGATTCGTGTTTCTAATTTGAACACAGCTGACCCCCGTAACCTTTCAAGCAAATTGCGCGAAGGATGGGAGCCAGTTGCACTAGAAGAGCAACCCAAATTCAAACTGCTAGCCGATCCAGCAAGTCGATACAAAGACAATGTTGAGATTGGCGGATTGTTACTCTGTAAGACTCCAAAAGAGTTTGTGGAACAACGCAATGCACACTTTGCGAAAGTAACACAGGCCCAAACGGAAGCTGTAGACAACAATCTAATGCGTCAAAGTGATGCGCGGATGCCGCTTTTCAAAGAAAGCAAATCCTCGTCTAGCTTTGGCAAAGGTACTTAAATCTTTTTTAGGAGTCTTAAATGGCTTATCCCGTTATCGCGGCCCCTTACGGCCTAAAACCGATCAATCTGATCGGAGGTCAGGTATTTGCGGGTTCTACTCGTGATTACCCGATCACTAACGGTTACTCTACGAACATTTTCTACGGCGATTACGTAGGTTTGTCTCGTGGTGAAATCGTGCGTCTGTCTGTGTCTACTGGCACAGCAGGCAATCAAACAGGCATCTTTTTAGGATGCCGTTATACAAACCCTGTCACTAAACAGTTGACCTTCTCGCAATACTGGCCCGCATCCACTGCGGCTGGTGATGCAGTAGCTATTGTTGCTGACGATCCTGACCAAGTGTTCAAGGGTGTTGTTTGTTCTGCTACTACCGCTGTTGCTTCTGGCGCTCGCGCTATGATTGGTCAAAATTTGGCCATGATTAACAACACAGGTAGCACTGCAACTGGCAATTCTAAGAATGCTATTCTTGCACCTAGTGCAACACCCGCTACTACTTCGTCTTTGCCCGTTCGCGTGCTTGGCTTAGTGACTGATACGGCTGTTTCGCTTGGAACTGCAACGTACTCCAGCATTTCTACCGCTACCGTAACTTGCTCGGCTTTGCCAAGCGCGTTGGTTGTTGGTACAGACGTTGGCTCGTTGGACTCTAACGGAAACTACGTTTCTGCGGGTTCTTTTGTTACCACCGCAGCAGCTGCCGGTGCTACAACGTTTGTTTTGAATCAAGCTCCTGTTGCTACACTGAACAGCACTATTGTGTTCATGCAGTACCCAGAGATCTTAGTCAAGATCAACTTTGGTCAGCACCAGTATTATGCTGGCACCAGCATTGCTTAAGGAGTAACTTAAAATGGCAATTTCACGCGCACAACTACTTAAAGAGTTGCTTCCCGGCCTGAACGCTTTGTTCGGCTTGCAGTATGCAACTTACGATCAAGAACACAAAGAAATCTACGAAACAGAGACTTCTGAGCGTTCTTTTGAAGAAGAAACCAAGCTATCTGGCTTCTCAGCTGCACCAGTCAAGAACGAGGGCTCTGCCATCGCTTATGACAATGCACAAGAGGCATGGACAGCTCGCTATAACCACGAAACCATTGCTTTGGGCTTCAGTTTGACTGAAGAGGCTATTGAGGACAACCTCTATGACTCTTTGTCAGCTCGCTATACCAAAGGTTTGGCCCGTGCTATGGCTTACACCAAGCAAGTTAAAGGTGCTGCTGTTTTAAATAACGGTTTCTCTAGCGCTTATGTTGGTGGTGACGGCGTTTCTTTGTTTAACTCTGCACACCCTTTGGTGTCTGGTGGTACTAACAGCAACATCCCTGCTACAGCTGCTGACTTGAACGAGACTTCTTTAGAAGCCGCCGTTATTCAAATTAGCTTGTGGACAGACGAGCGTGGCTTGTTGATCGCTGCTAAACCCAAGAAGTTGATTGTTCCTACATCATTGCAATTTGTTGCAACACGTTTGTTGGATACAGAACTCCGCGTTGGTACAACCGACAACGACATCAACGCATTGAAGAACAATGGTTCCATCCCTGATGGTTACGCCATTAACCACTTCTTGACCGACACAAACGGCTGGTTCTTGACCACCGATGTTCCTAACGGCATGAAGCACTTTGTTCGTTCACCCTTGTCTAACAGCATGGACGGCGACTTCGATACAGGTAACGTTCGTTACAAGTCTCGCGAGCGTTATTCATTCGGCTGGTCTGATCCTTTGGGTATGTACGGCTCTGCTGGTGCTTAATATTTCTTAGGAAATATTTGAAGGGGGGCCTTGTGCCCCCTTTTATTTTGTTGTATATTGTTCTTAATCCGGGCTTTCCGGTGCATCAAACAGTCCCGGCTGACGACATACAGATTGATGCACTTAACTTGTATGTAAGGAATTATCATGGGATTCGCAACTCACCTTGGCCCTTGGCTGCTTGGTACAACCAAAAATACCACTGGCACAACAGCCGCTACAACACGTAACACTGGCTGCACAGTAGTTTCTCAATCTTCTGACGTTGTGTTTGGCACATTGACCGGCAACGCTATTGCTGTCCCTGCTGGTTCACAAATCATCGACGTTAAAGTTGTTACAACTACCGTTTTTAGTGCAGCTACAACCTGCAAATTGAGCATTGGTGGTACAGACTTTACTACCACAGGCACTATTACTAGTGTGGGTAGCGTGGCTTTGGGCGCTAACGCAACAACCCCCGGTGGTTGGTTGAATGTTGGTTCAACAGACACATTTATTACTTATACATTGGCTGGTACTTCCTTGACCACTGGCGCTGCAACTATTGTTATCACTTACGCAGTGCGCGATTCAAGTGGTAATCAATCCCAACCTGCCCAACAACAGTAATTGATCTAGGGGGCTTCGGCCCCTATTTTTAAGGAGATTAATTATGATGCAAACAGACGTAAAAGCGGCGCATTTGAGCGCGGCGGGTTCTTTTATATCAGGGCGAACACGCCTTAGAGGTATTGTGGTTAGCCCCAAGGTAACTACCGCAGCAACATTTGAAATTCGTGATGGCAGCGCCACTGCTGCTGTGTTGTTTACAATGGATATTGCCAGTGTAGCTACACCTGTAAATTTTAATATCACAATACCCGGCGAAGGTATTTTGGCATCTACAGGACTGTACTTAACAACCAGCGTAGGAACTGTTGTAGGTATTGAAGTGTTCTATGGCTAAGAAAGCCCCATCCCTTGCAATTGGTCGTGGCGAGAAGCTACCCGCTTCCAAGGGGGCTGGTCTGACTGCCAAAGGCCGCGCTAAGTACAATGCTGCTACGGGTAGTAACCTTAAGGCCCCACAGCCACAAGGTGGTAAACGCAAAGACTCGTTCTGCGCGCGTATGTCTGGCGTACCCGGCCCAATGAAAGACGAGAAGGGTAAGCCCACCCGTAAAGCGGCTGCTCTTGCGAGGTGGAAATGCTAGATCTCAATACAGTATGGTCTGCCACATTAACATTGTTAGTAACAGTCATGGCTTACATCCTTAACGAAAAGTTTAGGGAGTTGGCCCGCATTAGCATATTGCTTAACAAAACCCGTGAGGAGGTTGCCCGTGATAACGTTACTCAAACAGAAATTGACCGTATTACAACTCACATTGACCAACGCTTTAACAAGCTTGAAGAAAAAATTGACCAGCTTATTCGGCAGGGGAGATAATGATGCCGAGCACAAGTAAAAAGCAGCACAATTTCATGGAAGCGATTGCACATTCGCCATCGTTCGCCAAGAAAGCAGGAGTCCCACAGTCCGTGGGAAAAGACTTTGCAAAGGCCGATAAAGGCCATAAATTTAAAGGTGGCGGTATGGCAACAAAGATGAAAATGTTTGAGAAATCAGGCAAAGACATGGAAAAAGGTATGCGTGAAGGCTCTAAAGCTGACATGGCTATGGACAAAAAGCAAATGATGGGCATGAAAAAAGGCGGTATGGCTGAAGGCGGTATGTCTGACAAAGCTCAAGACAAAGCCATGATTAAGAAAGCCTTCAAACAGCACGATGCTCAAGAACACAAAGGCGGCAAGGGCACATCCTTGAAGCTGGCTAAAGGTGGAACGTTCCGCGCGTCTGCTAATGGAGTTGCTCAACGTGGCAAAACCAAAGGCACTCAGATTAAAATGTCTATGGGCGGCAAAGCCTGTTAAGGAGCAATCATGGCAACTAGTCCATACGAAGATGATGAAGTATCCACGCCAAGTGGACGTACTCAGATGAGCGATCCTTACGAGGACCGTGATCAAGCCAATATTGCTCGTGCAATTGCTGAAGGAATGAAAAATTCAGGTGGTGATGCCAGAATTGCTGAAGAAACAGGCCAATTTGGTGAAGCCGGTACTAGCAGAATTGTTAAACCTACAGAAAAGCCAACGGCCAAAGTTACACCAAAACCAAAGCCCAAAGAAACTGTTACTGATACTGGCAGTGATATGGCTCGCATGATAAACCGTGGCAAATCTGCTGAAATGCCATCAGGTAGCCCCGGTCGTGGCAAGTTTGCTGAAATGCCTACTGATTTAACTAAAATGTCATTAGCAGATCGCTCCAAACAAAGCCGTGAAATGGCTAGAAGTGGAAGTGGTTCAACTGATGATCGTTCTGTTAATCAGCGGTTACGTGACTCTGGTATTGGTTCATCAATCAGCAATTACTTTAGCAACTTTAAAACGCCAGCAGAACGCAAAGCTCAAGAACGAAAATCTACAAATATGGCTTCAGGCGGTAAGGTTACCGCATCAAGTCGTGGTGACGGCATTGCCCAACGTGGTAAAACACGCGGAAAGATGTGTTAAATCATGATGGCAAGCCGTGGAATGGGGGCTGTCATGGCCTCAAAAATGCCAAAAGGTGTACGCAAGTCACGCAGGGATGACACTGACTTCACTGAATATGCTGATGGTGGTCCTGTTGGCTTGTATGCAAATATTAACGCCAAGAAAAAACGTATCGCCAATGGCTCTAAAGAAAAGATGCGTAAGCCCGGCTCTAAGGGTGCACCTACGGCTCAAGCGTTCATTAACTCTGCAAAGACTGCGAAAAAATAATGGCTACAAAAAATTGGATCAAAGACGCTATCAAAAAGCCCGGAGCTTTGCGCTCTGCTCTTGGTGCCAAAAAAGGTGAGCCTATTCCTGCCAAAAAACTTGCTAAAGCCGCAAAAGCCCCGGGCAAGATGGGCCAGCGAGCTCGTTTAGCTCAAACCCTTAAGGGTATGAAATGACCACTACAGGAACCACAGCCTTTAACATGGAGTTCACTGAGCTCGCGGAAGAGGCGTGGGAGAGAGCTGGCCGTGAGATGCGTACAGGCTATGACCTACGCACAGCGCGCCGTTCTCTTAACCTGATGACGATTGAGTGGGCTAATCGCGGCATCAATATGTGGACGATTGACACTGGAACTATTACCCTGACTCAAGGGTTAAACACATACGCCCTACCTACAGATACGATTGACTTACTGGATCATGTGATTCGGACGCAGGCTAATAACGCTTCTACTCAGTCAGACTTGAGCATTACCCGTATTAGCGTTTCTACTTACGCAACTATTCCAAACAAGTTAGTCCAAGGCCGGCCAATCCAAGTTTGGATTCAGCGTTTGTCTGGTGAAGTCAACCCCACTACGGCTGTACTTGATGGCGCAATAACGTCTACAGCTACAACTATTACGCTTAGTAGCGTTTTGGGACTGGCGGGATCTGGGTTTATTCGTTTAGGCACTGAAGACATTTACTACACCTATATCAGTGGTAATGTGCTTGGCGGTGTATTCCGTGGCCAGAACAATACAACAGCTGCTGCACAGACAGATGGCACGGCGGTGTTTGTGCCCCAGCTTCCCGCTGTAACTGTGTGGCCTACTCCCGATGGATCTCAGACTTACCAGTTTGTGTACTACAGAATGCGCCGCATCCAAGACACTGGCGCCGGTATACAAACAGCCGATATGAATTTCCGCTTCCTACCATGTGTAGTAGCTGGACTAGCGTACTACATAGCCATGAAGGTGCCTGAGTTACAAGGCCGTCTGGATATGCTTAAAGCTGTTTATGAAGAGCAATACAAACTTGCTGCTGGTGAAGATCGTGAGAAGGCTGTATTGAGGTTGGTGCCTCGTATAGCGTTCATTGGTGGTGGTTCTTAATGACAACACCATTTGCATCCGGTAAATATGCTATTGCCGAATGTGATCGGTGTGGCCAGCAGTATAAGTTGAAGAAGCTAAAGATGGAGGTCATTAAGACCAAGCTTTATCAGCTTAAAGTATGTGAGGATTGCTGGGATCCAGACCAACCGCAGCTGCAGTTGGGAATGTATCCTGTTAATGATCCGCAGGCTTTGTATCAGCCACGGCCAGACACAACATATGTGACGGCGGGTTTAAATACAAGTGGTAATTTAACTGGTGGTTCACGGGACATCCAGTGGGGCTGGTATCCAGTTGGTGGATCTAAGTCCTTTGATACATATTTAACACCAAACTACTTGGTTGCAACGACATTTGTTGGTACAGTAACAGTTTCATAGGAGCTAAACATGGCATACACAAAATCAGCTGACGGAGTCGCTAAAAAAGGTAAGACTAATGTTCAAATCTTTCCTGACAGCGGGCCTACTGCAAAAGAAACAAAAGGCGGCAAGAAATCTGCCGGCGTAACTGGCATGGAAATGCGTAAAGTTGGCCGCAATATGGCCCGCGCTAACAACCAAAAGCGAGGTTAATCATGGCTGGATATAGTAAAAAAGTAATGGGTAAAGAAGTTGGCGATGCCAAAATCTATGCTGCACCGCACGACATGAATGGTAAATCTATTGCGCCAAGCGGTACATTAGGCCCCAATCAAAGCCGTGCTGATCAATACAATATGTCGGTTGGAAATATCAACAAGTCAGATGGCCCGGGCCCTAAGACTTCCGGTATTAAAATGCGCGGCACTGGCGCGGCCACTAAAGGCACAATGTCTCGCGGCCCTATGGCTTAAGGTTTACACAATGGCAATGACATACGCTCAACTTGTAGCTGCGGTAACTGATTACACGCAGAACACGTTTGACACAACTACGATCAATACAATGATCAAGCAGGCGGAGCAGCGCATCTATAACACGGTGCAAATTGCCAACTTGCGTAAGAACGTGACGGGCGTTTTGTCTTCCGGAAATAAATACTTGGCTTGTCCAGAAGATTTTTTGTCAACTTACAGCTTGGCAATTTATCCATACAACACTACAACAGCTACTGGAACTTCCGGCCAGCGCACTATTGTTGTGGCAAGTAATTCTGGTATAGAGGTGGGCCAACAGGTCACTGGTACTGGTATTGGAACTAATGCACAAGTTCGCAGTATTAACGGGACGACAATCTATTTAACAGTGTTAAATAGCGGGGCTGTTTCTGGCACCATGATATTCCAAGGTGACTTTTTGTATTTGCTTAACAAAGACGTCAATTTCATGCGTGAGGCTTACCCTTTAACTGCAACAGTGGCCGAACCAAGGCATTATGCTATTTTTGGCCCGCAGTCTACCAATGTTAATGAGCTGTCGTTCATCCTTGGCCCAACGCCAAACAATAATTACTACGCCGAATTGCATTACTACTATTACCCAGAGTCTATTGTGACCGCCTCAACTACATGGCTGGGTGATAACTTTGATTCAGCATTGCTGTATGGAACACTTTGCGAAGCTGGTGTTTATATGAAGAGCGCGCCAGATGATGGGATGTACAAGATGTACCAAGAACGGTACGTTCAAGCTATTGCTCTTCTCAAGAATTTGGGTGATGGCAAACAGCGTATGGATGCTTACCGCGATGGTCAAGTTAGGGTTGCAGTCTCATGAGTATTGTTCAAACCCAAACTACAAGCTTCAAAGCGCAGCTGTATCAAGGCATTCACGACCTTACTACAGACGTTATCAAGATTGCTTTGTACACGGCCAGCGCCGATCTAAACGAAGCAACTACGATTTACTCGTCTACCAATGAAGTAGTGGCATCTGGTTACACAGCTGGCGGCTCTACATTAACACCTGTTAGTGTCACATCCTCTGGGTACACGGCCTATGTTGGGTTTCCCAATATATCGTGGACTTCTGCATTAACGGCCAGATGTGCTTTGATTTATAACTCTAGTAAAGGCAACAAGTCTGTGGCCGTGCTGGATTTTGGGTCTGATAAGACTTCAACAACTATTTTTACCATCACAATGCCGGCCAATACCGCAACGACCGCATTGATTCGTTCTTCTAACTAAGGAGTCACCATGACTATCGACAAAATGACTGCCACCGACATGGTGCAAGCATCTACCAAATACAACACAATGCCTGAAGACACAATGTCTATCCAAGGTCATTACACTGCCGTTTGTTATAGCGCAGACGGTTTTGTTAAATGGGCTGATGACATTGAAAACTTAGTAACGACTGTAGGCAAGAACTTTACGCTGGACACCACGTTGGGTAATACCGCTGGCGGCGCAGTTGTAATGGGTCTGAAGGGTACAGGTACAGCAGTTGTAGCTGATACGCAAGCTTCTCACGCAACATGGTTGGAAGTGGGCTTGGCTAACGCTCCTACATACTCAGGCAATCGTCCTACGCCGTCATTTAGCGCGGCTTCTGCTGGTAGCAAGGCCACATCCTCTGCGGTGTCGTTTTCTATTACCAGCACTGGCACTGTAGCCGGATGTTTCATTAACATTGGTGGTAGCGCAACTAAAGATAATACAACTGGCACATTGTTCTCTGCTGGAGACTTTTCTAGTTCTAAGTCTGTTGTGTCTGGCGACACCATCGCTGTTACTTACACTGCTACATTGACATAACATGGCTGGAGCCGCTTGGGGTGATAATGCTTGGGGCGACTTAGGTTGGGGTGGAGTTACCACCTACGATGTAAGCGTTACTGAGTATTTGACCCCAGCTACGGCTTGGGGGGCTGACACTTGGGGTGATAATCCTTGGGGTGGCACAGTCCCTATGTTTGAGACTCAGACTGTTGCGTTTACTGCGAATGCGTCAATCACAGAAACAACGGCTATAGCTGATGCTCAGACGGCAATTACGTCTTTCTTGGGTTCAGTCACCGAAACTGCGGCTATATCTGAAACAAATGCGGCAACAACTGCCTATACAAGCACGGTTGCGGATAGCTTAGTTACCTCTACTACAGAGTCAGCTTCAGCCACATTCCCGGTATCACTTACAGAAACATCGGCTACATCAACAACCGAAATGGTAGCGGCAACATTTGCCAAATCAATTACTGAGACTGCGGCAACTTCTACGACAGAAGCTGTGGCGGCTACGTTTGCTAGAAGTGTTGCTGAAACAGCGGCATTGACGGATGCAAATACAGCAACAACGGCCTATACGACCACGGTAGCAGATTCTGTGGTTACAAGTACAGCAGAATCCGCAGCAGTTACGTATACGGCTTCAGTCACGGAAACCAACCCGATTGTTACGGTTGAGCAGGCTGTAGCCACATTCTTAGGTAGTATTACCGAATCAATGGCTATCTCAGAGCAGCAGTTGTTTGTCTGGTTAGCTTCTATCATTGAGACAATGGCTACGTCTGACGCTACAACCGTTGGCACGTATTACACAGAATTTATTGCAGAGCTTGCGGCTATCGC